AAGGACTTATCTAAGGTCCGCTGGAACCCATTTCTCAGTTATGGCGTTGTTGCCATGCCCTGGGAAAACGGCGAGAGTAGCTTTCTGAGTCAGCCAGGAATACAATCCAGGCCGACCGGGTAGCAACCTCGTCACCGTGTCAATAAAACACGGTACACGTAATTCTCTGCGCTGGTATACCAAATTCCAGCGTACCCAATCACTTTTACCCCCTTGGGTGGGAAATCCAAGGAGATCATAAGCAACCGGATACTTTTCAGCAAGGAACCGCGTTAGGGTAAGCGAACAGTGGAGAAAACCACTGCTTGCTAAGCGCACTGCCGAATCGGCAAGGCTAACCCAGGCAAGGTTCGACACGAGACTGTGGTATGTCAGTTTCACAACTGTCACATCCAAGCCATGGAGCCAGAAACTGCCACAAGCTTCCCTTATCGGGGTGAGCATGCTGCAGCTCTTCTCCAGATTCACTTGGAGCCCACAAGCTTCTAAGGTCTCGACAACGTCGGCATGGTGCCGAGCGGGGACTATTATATCGTCCCCGAACACCCGGAGTGGATAACGCTGATACCACTCAACACGTGACAGTGTTGGGCTGACTAAGCCCTGCACAGCCTGTGTAATCCCACCAGGGAATCGCTGACGCGAATCTTTTACAATTAGCGTAGCGAGAGAAAGTGCCCAAAACACAAGGGTTTCTATGGGAAAGCAAAGTGCATTTCCCATAGTAAAAGCTGTCACAAGCTCACCTTCTGCAACAACAGGCGTAAGAGATCCATTTTGGTAAATGGATCTAGAGCGGAGAGACGTCACTAGCTTATAGACTTCCTTTGGAAAGAGAAGTCTGAGAAGCGGGAGCGACACAAGGTCGCTTGCATCCTTAAGATCGATGGTCGAAAATCTCCTATTGCGGGAGAGACGCATCGATGGCGTTTGATCGTGGAAGTTGATCGCACGCGAAGCTAGTGGATGGGAATGCACAACATCAAATAGAGTGTTCATTACACCCTGTTGTGCGAACATCAGCTCTTTCTGCTCAATGCAGATGATCCGATGCTTGCGATAATCCTTTGGGACTACCGCTAACCGAGAGGCGTATTCCAGGTCGTGGAATGGAACGTAGTTCTCAACTACTTTTCCGTCCAAGCAGGAGGAGTCCAAAACCCTCCCGTGGACACGCATATCTCGGAATTCCCATTTTTCGAAGCCTTCCTCACTGTTTGCAACGGCTCCAGGTCCATGCGCGCCCCAGGGTTCATCAACCCATTGGGCGAGTCTCGCATCCATCTGGTTTCCATCCATCAGCACGTCCCTCAATAGGGCGCGCGCCGTTGATAGGATCATCGAGTCACACGTTATAGTGGGACGGGTTGTCACCCGCGACTTGAAGGACTCAACCTCACGGTCGATATCCCCAAGCGGCTCAACGTCTTGCAGTTTGCTAAAAGCAAGAAAGACCTGGCGTAGTAACAAAAACGCCAGGGCCTGGTTCTCCCTTTCCGCCTTTCCAACAGCGGTTAGGGGATCCCCAAAGTCGCTAAACAATGTGGAGAAAAGATGACCCAGGACGGCAATAGGTCGTCCATTAAGCTCTACCAGCGCTTGGGTATTGTCCCAAGTGGTACTCCGAGCTTCTTTGCAGTAAGAATCCGTGGCGGCACAAAGTTTTTGTGTTTTACTGTCACACTTACCGCATATCTCGAAGCCTGAGACTGTGCCAAAAATCCAGTTCGGTAAGCGTAACCTAGTCTGCGTAATAAACGC